GTTTAGGCGGCGCAGGTTTTTCAGAAGGACAAGCAGAGAATGGTGAAGCGCTAGGCATTGGGCCTCTTGCTAACTGGATCTCTAAACAACTTACAAATCTTTCTTACACATACTTAGGTATGCCGCGTGAACTTGAATTTAAGTTGCTTACATCAGAGCGCAGAGATACAGAAGAAAATGCGCGTAAGAATGAGATTGAAGTGCGCTCAGGCGGTAAATCAATTAATGAACGCAGATCAGAATTAGGTTTGCCGTTACTTGATACACCACAGGCTGACATGCCAATGATGGTTACAGGATCAAGCGTTTTGTTGTTCTCACCTGACGGAATTATTGATGCGGCTCAAGCGGCTAATGCGCCAACACTTGAAGGCCCTGATGCAACTCCAACAGAACCTACAACTCCAAATCCTCTTGAGCAGAAGCCTTCAACAGAGGTAAAGCCTGAAGAAGATGAAGTGACTGAAGTAAAAGCATTTATGAAATGGGCGGCTAAGGGTAAGCGCGCAAGATTATTTGAGTTCAAATCACTTGATCCAATTGTGGGAGATGCGCTCAACCGTTGTGCTTTTGATGGTGATTTAGATACCGCAAGAGCGCTGGCTAAGGCTTATCTAACATGATCAGAGGCGCTCTTGAGGCAGATGGGCGCTTAGCGGCAAAGAACGCGGTGAAGATTAGGGCGGCACTGCACCAGGTAGCGGACTTCAAAAGAGTCTTTAAAAAATACCAGGAAACAATGCCACAGCCAACCGATAACCCTACACAAGATCGTGTGCGCGCTCGCTCATGGCTCATACTTAATGTGTATCTTAATGATGAACCGTTGCGTTTGGCTGTTACCCGCGCATGGCAAGAGGCTTTTATTTTGGGTGAAGTAGCCGCAGATGAATGGCTAGGTAAAACGCGTGAGGCAAAAAAGGCTGATGACATTGAGGTTAATTGGGATACATGGAAGCCTGGTGATGTTGATACTGCGCTCAACATTAAAAATTTTCAAAAGTATTTAGCAAAGGTAAACGCGGATAGTTATTTTAAAAAATTTAACAAAGAAACTATTACAAATTTTGGCACTGCTATTTCTGACGCAATAACCGCTGGTTTAGATGCTGAAAGTGCCGCTGTAATGATTGGTAAGTATGTGGCAGATCCTAGCCGCGCTTTAACTATTGCTATTACTGAACAAAACCGCGCCATGTCATTTTCAACTATTGAGCGTTACAAAGAGGCTGGCCTAGCAAGAATGGAATGGGCTGTATCTGACCCTTGCGACATTTGCGCAAAAAATGATGGGCAAGTAATTCAAATTGGGCAAACATTTGCGTCAGGAGATCAACAACCGCCTGCTCACCCACATTGCCGTTGTGTGTTGCTACCTGTAATTCCTGGCATGGAAGATGAACTTGATCCAACGGGTATTACTGGCGGCCTAACGCCTATGCCTGATGGCGCGGCTATTGTTGAACCTTCTTTGCAACTACAAACCGCTGGAACGCCTGCAACATGGAGTCCTATGACTTCTGAAAGATGGGTTGAACGCAGACAGGCAGAGCGTGTTAAAAATGGTTTGTCACCTTACACGGGCAATCAATTAAAGATTTTAGAAGATCAAGCAAATGATGCAACAGCCATGTGGGAACGCGGGCCGCATGTAGTGCGCTGGGATAAGAGTTCTACTAAAATTGATCAACCGCATGTTGATGGTTTTATGAAACATTTTGATGAAGCCATTTCTAAATTACCTGAATGGCGCAGATTTGATGAAAATGGTGTTGAACGCGGTTTTGCGGCGGTACTTAGTTCTGAAGCAAGTGGCAACACCCTTGCCTATACTTATTTAGGAAACAATACTATGTGGTTCTCCAACACCATAGTTATGAAATCTTTAGATGAGCCAGGCATTAAGCGCGGCGTAGTTCCTAGTGGTCATAAAATGCCTGCTCAAAATGTGGTTAATGAAACTCTTTATACAATTGCCCATGAGTTAGGCCATACCGTTGATAGTAACGCCAACAATCAAATTAGAGGTAGGTTTACAGGCCCGCTAAGAAGAAAATTTGCAGAATTATGGAGCAGGTATTCAAGACAAGATCCTGATGAAGCATACGCAGAAGTATTTGCTCAATGGCTTGTTGGTGAACATAATGCTTTAACTGATCTTTATGCAAAAAAGTTTGGTTGGAATTTGACAGGCAAACAATACAGAGATGAAATAGCAGTTCAATGGGTAGCCAATTTCCGTAGTCAGAACATAGGAGGGTAAAAATGGAAGAAATAGATGTAGTTCTAAATCCAAATGATTACAACACTATGCCTAAGTATCAATTACAAGAATTGGCGTTGGCGGGAGATGAAAAAGCAGAACGGATTTATTTTGAGCGCTATGGTAAAACTGATAAAAGCGTTGATGGTGACATTGAAAAGAACAACCCAAACCGTGACTCTAAAGGCCGTTTTACTTTTGGATCAGGTGGCCCGCAAGGGGGTAGCGGCGCTGGTGGAGGCGCGGCAGTAGAAGGAGCAGAACAAGCGGGTGCGGCTGAGCCTTATGAAGAAACAGATGATTACCGTATGCGCCATCAAGCACCTACACGCGCTGATGAATTTGGATCACCTGCTACAAACATTGGTGATGAAATGATGCCAGGGTTTTATGAAAAACCTCAATTGTACGGTTCAGCATACGAGCAATCAGACAAAGAAAGCCGTTCTGTACTTATGTCAATTAGAGACAAACCTAATGCCCCTGTAACTATTTATAGAGCCGTTCCTGAAGGCGTGGACAAAATTAATCCTGGTGATTGGGTGACGCTTTCACCTACTTATGCTAAAGATCATTTGCGTAGTAATGTATCAGGCGGCAAAATTCTGAGCCAGGTTATTCCTGCTAAAGATTTATGGTTTGATGGCAACAGCATCAATGAGTTTGGCTATGACCCAACAGATTAAAACCTCTTGTGTAAGCAAAAATTGATACTCTTATACATAAGGCTTTATGTATTCCAATGGATTGAGGACTAATGGCTAATCTAACTACAACTTCCTACTTCAGCATTGAGAAGGCTGACCGTAACGCAGACGGCACAATGACTGTTTATGGCAAGGCAACTGATGACTCAATTGACATTGATCAACAGATTTGTGATGGCGATTGGTTAAAGCGCGCTATGCCCGCCTGGTTTAAGTCAGGCGGAAACATTAGAGAGCAACACAGCAACATTGCCGCAGGCGTTGCTAAAGAGTATGAGGCAAAGGCTGATGGACATTACATTGGCGTATTGGTTGTAGATCCTGTTTCAGTTAAAAAGGTAGATGCTGGCGTACTCAAGGGTTTCTCAGTAGGCATCAAAAACCCACGCGTTGTACGCGATAGCAAAGCGGCAAATGGCCGCATCATTGATGGTCAGATTGTAGAAGTGTCTTTAGTGGATCGCCCTGCCAATCCCAACTGCCAGTTAGTTTTGGCTAAGTCTGTTGATGGTGAGAAGGACTTGGTTCAGGTAGAAGAATTACACGAAAAAGAAGAAACAGAAAATAATAATCCAATACAATCTGAGAATAACTCTGAGAAAGAAAGTGACGCAATGGACACAACAACAGTTTCAGTACCTAAGTCCATTGTGGGCGATCTTGTTAAATTTGATAAGGCTCAGTTTGAAGCGGCGCGTGAAGCGTTGGCTAACCTTATTTCAATTGAAGCGCAGGAAATGAAGGAAGGTCACAATGAACTTTCTTCTCTTGCACACCTATTAGAAGCCGTATCTCATCTCCATGCTTGGTATGAAGGTGAAGAAGCAGAGGGAGAAGTAATGGAAGAAGTAGATGTAGAACTTTCAGCGGGTTCAGAAGATAAAGAAATGATGCCTGCAAAGGGTGAAACCAAAGAGGCATTTATGAAGCGTTGCAAAGAAGCAGGCAAATCTGATGATTATGGAATGAAGTGTTGGAATAAGTACATGGAGAAGTCCAATGCGGCTACTGACATGACACCAACAGCGGAGACAGGTGCAAACCTAGACACTGCAACAATCATTCCTCCTGCCGACACACCTAAGTCTGCGGAAGCAGAAGAAGCACCAGTTGCAGAAGAAGTTGCTGAAGAAGTACCTGCGGCTGAAGAAGTTACAGAAGAAATTTCTGTTGATGAAAATTCAACAGAGAAGTTAGAAGCCATAGTAGAAGAAGTGGTGGAGAAAGCAACAAAGGCTCTCAAATCAGAGATTGCCAACCTTGTGTCTGCAAAAGAGGCGGCTG